AATGTGGGCAATTTGCAACAAGAACCAACAGTGTGATATAATATCTATATCACACATTGCATGGAAAGGATGCATATGAAGATCTACACAAACCGATACCACGACTTCACCCCGTCACAAGGCATACCGGTACGCATAACGTACGGTTCGCCACGATGGCGGCTACCATACACAATCGCAGCATCGGCGAAAACAGTGACGCCGGGCCGATGGTTCATGGAAGGAACCGACGAAGAATTCACCGAACGGTATCGTGCCATGCTGGACTCGCACGGGGTCGCCCGCATCAGAACGGAACTTGAAACGATATCGCAACTCAACGGAGGTAAAGACATCGTGCTTCTATGCTTCGATGACGTAAGAAAAGGCTTGTGCCACCGAACGATTTTCGCCCAATGGTGGCAGGAAAAGACCGGTGAAGAAGTCAAGGAATTACAAAAAGGTTTGGAGGCCGCCCAAAATGTGCTATTCTAATGACCGTTGCTATTCCACCCCTAGCTCACCGGATAGAGCGCCCAATCTCGAATTGGGAGGCACCAAGTTCGACTCTTGGGGGGCGGTCTGATGGCAGGTTTCAACTCACCGTCCATATTGTTCCTCAACACTTGGGATAAGCCCGAACGTGATTGGAACGGGAATCTGTTTAGGCAGGCACCCGCGTCAGGGTATACGCGATACGTCGAACTGTACGCCGGAGCCTTCGCAAACTGCATGGTCGCCGTGGAGAACGGCTGGAAACCGGAGCAAATCGAGGCGTGCGACGTGTGGGCGTACACCGCAGCGCTCGGATATGCATATAGCGGTAAGCCTCTCACCGAAATGCGGGCAACCGTTGACGGTTCACCAGTCTCGCTCTCAGGAAACGCAGCGGATGACGCGGCTACCGTAATCATGGCGCAATATCGTATGCGTCTCAGCAAGCACGATGATGTCGATTACTACCGTGAACTTCTGGCTGATCTTGACATCAACGATTCGGAACACGTCGGCCAGCTACGGGAGCGAATCGCAGCGAATATGGTCAGACTTGGTGGGCTGAGATACGAGGCCACCGACCCGATGAAGTATGCGGAACGCATCATGGATGACCCGCACACCATCGTGTTCGCCAATCCTCCTACGTATCCGGGAGCTTATGAAAAGTTCTTCGAGACCGGGGGGAGATTCCAATGGGCGGAACCTGAATACAACGTGTTCAATGCTCCCGTTGATATTCCCAAGCTCTGTAAGCTGTTCGATGGGCGTAAGGCGTTGCTGATCTGCCAGCAGCAGCAAACGCCCGGAAACGCCGCAACTGATAGCCCGGTCTACGCTAGGCGTCTGGGTTTGGACAGTGTGATTTACATGAATTCCAACCGTCCGAACGAGGTCAAACGTCTTGTCGGCGGGAATATGGTGACTGTGGCATCGTCGAAATCGGCGGAGATACCGATACCGATATTGCCCAGAGATCATCAGATTACCGAACGTTCCGAAATCAAGGTCGTACCGTTACGCGATAGCACGGCCCAAGACTCGTATCTGCAAGTGATGCGGCATAGGATATCGGGAAACGTGAGCCCGATGTGTGTTCTCGTACTAATCGACGGTTACGTTGCCGGGATCATCGGATATGGTTTGCCGAATCCCATGTACACGATTCGCTACGCGGTATTGCGTCAAGCATTCGGGGTATCCCACGAACGGTATCGGCTTACGAAGCTGGTCACGATGATAGCGTTACGTCGTTCCACGTTCCAGCTCTGCGCTACGCCCAAGACACAGATACTCGTCGATGCGTGCGATGGGCTGGCAACCGTTGAGTACACGCGATACCCCGAAGCCAAGGGACTTCGCGGCCTGATGAAACTGGACAGACGCGACCGTAAGAACGGACAGTACCAATTGCAGTATAAGAGCGATTGGCACGAAGAGATCGGCTTAAGGAACATTCTCGGACAGTTCCTAGCCAAAGAGAACAGGAGGAAATAATGGCCGATGTCGACACGTCGCAAGAAATGACCATAGCCGACGGTTTGGTAATCAAATGGGTTGACGTGGTAAACCTCAAGGAACAAGACCTGAACGCGCAGGTCATGGAACCACGTAAGTTCGACGCGCTGACCCAGAACATCAAGCTACGAGGGATGTTGGAGTCATTGCCGTACTGTTCGCAACCGAACGGAGAAGGGCCGATAAGTATTGTTTCCGGCCATCATCGTACAAGAGCCGCCGCCCGCGCCGGTATCCAACGTATCCCGGTTATCGTGGACACGAAGCCTATGACACGTTCCACCATAACGGCGAAGCAGATAGCCGCCAACGAACTCACCGGCCACGCCGACGAGAAACTACTGGCGCAGCTGATCACTCAGATGGACAACGTAGACGACTTGTTGCTCAGCGGACTCGATCAGGACAGCCTACCGCACGTCGAACCGCAGCAAATCAACCTGAACGGTTTGAATGTGAAGTACGAGTATAAGAACGTGGAGTTTTTGTTTCTGACCCGCGAATACGAAGAACTTGAACAGTTCGTGGATGATTGCAACTCGGACATGCTCGGGTTAGTGCCTATGGAATTGTACGACGAGTTCGTGCATCAGGTGACATCGTTCGCTTCGCGTAACGGAATCAAGAATATGGCTGCTGCGGTATCCAAGATCATCGAGATAGCGAGGAAAGACGCCGAGGAAGAGTGATTACAGGCCGGGCGAGTCCCGGCCTTTTTTTGTTTGCATCACAAGACACAATGTGATATAATAAATATATCAAGCGATAAGGCTTGAGATATACCCAAGGAGGCAACAATGGAAACAGTTAGAAATCTCACCGTCGAACAGGCCCGCGACATGATTCACAGCATCGACACCAGTCTAATCCCCGAATGCCGCGACTTCGACACTTACACCGAGACAGACGATATCTGGCGTATCGGAGATTACGGATACGTTGACGCCGACATATACGAGCAAGCATTCCGGGACTATGAGGAACGTAACGGGAAGACCGAGTGGGCGCGCACCATGTACGTGCTTGAAGGCAATCAGCCGACCCGCCTCGAATTCTTCGTTAAGGCGTGCAATCTCGGCGGAATGCCAATGCTGGACGGGCTTCTGGATGCCCAGTTCGACAACGGGGACGCGGATAATGTGTATTTGACGAACGGCGAGGCATGGCCAATCTGATTTAATGCATGTCCTAGTGTCCTAGCGTCCTAATTGGCGTTATTCCGCCATTCACAGCGTCCTAGCCCGTCATACTAGGGCGTTGGGACATGTCCCTGCGTGTTGCTGATTGCCTAATCCCACCACATGTGATATATTATATATATCACACCGATTAACAAACAAGGAGTATCGAAATGCGTAAAACACAATACTATGCCGCCGCTCTCAAAGCAGCCGAAGCCGTGCCGGTCATCGTAAAAAAGCGTGCGGGAGTCGAGGGCGTGGAATATGGCATAGAGGAATACAGCACGCCGGATGCGTATGATGATCCGTTTCCACCGGCCGCGACGTGGTGGCCAGCATGGTTTGCCTTTGGCAAGAGCTGGAAGACCATTAAGGGCGCGCAACGCTTTTTAGCGTTGCAACTCCAATGTCACGGCAAGGGCCTTGCAGATTATGCGAGGCAGTTCCGTATTGTCGCCCGTAAGAGCGAGGCGTGAAGGCTGCCGAGATTGTCGCTACCGCTCCCCAATCAATGCCGAGAAATACAGACATCAGTTTGTAATATCACACCACATGTGATATACTTTATATATCATCACACTATCAGAAAGGAACTTTGTAATGGCGGCCAACAACCTCAGTAACAAATTCATGAAAGTCCTCAACGAAGTCCCAAACTTCGTCACCGACGAAACCGCGCAGGCAGGCAACCGGACTTACAAGTATCTCAACCTCGCCACAATCCTCAAGACCATCAAACCGGTTTTCGAGAAACACGGACTGGCATTCAGCCAGCGCGTCACGTTCGACAACGCAGGAGAAGCGCGGCAGGTCATCGGAACAGTAGAAACCATCATATTCGACGATGAAGAACAGATGGTGGCCTGTTCCTACCCGTTCTTCGTGACCGGCGACCCGCAGCAAGTAGGCAGCGCGATCACCTACGCCCGCCGCTATAGTCTCTACGCGGTGCTGGGTATCTTCCCCGACAAGGACGACGACGGCGCGTACGCGAAACAACGGTACGAGAATGCCGACCGTCCCATAAGCGCGGAGCAGTACGCCAAGCTTGTCAAGGCGATGGATGTGCACAATATTCCGTCCGGCGCGCGCGGCGACTTCATCAACGGCACCCTGAACCGTCGAGTCGGGGGATGGCAGAGACTCACGCAAACCGATTTCCGGAATCTGATGGACGGACTCACGCAAACCGATTTGCAGAATCTGATGGACTCCGTCAACTGAATGTGAAAGGAACACGACCAATGTACGTCACACTGTACGCGGCAGACAACCAACAAATCGTTCTAGACGCCATCAAGGACACCGAAAACGCCAAACCGCTGTTCATCAACCACTACATCTTGGAAGAAACTTGGATCAGCGTCATAACCGAAGTGCAGGACGATATCCCGGAATCAGTCGCTAAAGACCTGCTGAGTATCATCGAGTACATCCACAAGTTCTGCCCTGAATCAGGGCAAACTGACATGGAAATGCCGGGTTGCGGCGCACTGGTCGCGAGCATGGAACCTACTCCATTGCACAGGGATGATGCCGATGAAATCTTGGGTATGCTCCAATTCGGAACCGAACTAGGTGATCTGAACATATACGTTCCGGACATGGATTCCGCCAACCTTGCCCATATGCTCATCGAACACATGTATAAGAGCGTCAAGGCGTATATCGATGACCCGCGCCCCATGTCGGAGAAGATGAGCGAAGAGATCGAAAAGGAATTGGAGGATTTGAAATGAATCAACAGAAGAACAACGGCAAGAACAAGCCTTTCGGCGTAATCGACGCGATTCGATACATGATGTTCACGGCGATAGGGCTGTTCACGTCAGGGGCCGGTTTCGGAGGATGCGTGGTCTGTTCCGTGGCTCAGGGGTGTTCGTGGACTATCGTGTTTCCCTCACTGGCCATGGTGCTTATTGGGGCCATTGTGGTTATGCTCAGCATCATCAACATGATTGACGCCATAGAGTTCAGTAATGGGGGTGTGTGATTTTTCCGAGACGCGCCATGTTGCTCAACCCACAACATTGTGATATATTATATATATCAAGCAAACGGATTGAGCTTATATCCAAAGGAAGGACAAACCAAAATGATTAGGCTTATTGACAACAACAAGGCAGTTGAAATCTCTATCCGTGAGTGGGATGAGGAGAACTCGCAGTACGGCCCCGACTGGTCGGCCGATTTCTTCGAGATCGGCGGGCTGGAGACCGTCAGTGAACCGGATCTCGCCTACATCGTGGATGACGTCGATTACTGCATCGATCAGGCCGACGACATGGTGGCCGGTGAGGGAGACTACAGCTATTGCGAGCCTCAGCCGAGGCTGAAGGTACTTGTTGTCGATCTCGACCGGAGCGCATACCCAATCTGTAAAAGGAGTTGAACACAAACCATTATCAGTAATCACATTCCATATTCAAGATAGAAGACTTGTGGGCGGGACTCGTCACCCGCCCACACCCAACCGAAAGGACAACATCAATGAAGATCATCAATGTATCGCAAGCCCACGAAACCGAGGCATGGCTCGACGAACGAGTGGGCCGTATCACCGGCACCAAAAGCGGCGGACTTGCCTTGGAACACTACGCTCAGACCGACGTAGAAAAACTTAAAGAGTACCGAGACAAGGCGTTGGAACAAGCGAAGAAGGCGAAGACGCCAGACAAAGCCAACGAGTATTACACGAAGGCCCAGAACTACGATGAGAAGATCGTGGACGCCGAAGCCAAGAACAAGCGGCTTAAGGTCGGCGTGGACTTCTGGAAGTTTCTCGCGGAACTGTGGGCCGAACCAGCGGACGGTGAACCGCCGATGGAACGCGGCCACCGTCTCGAACCCGAGAACATCCAGATCACGCTCAAAACGCTTGGCTTCAACCCCGTCGATTGCGTCCCCGATTGCGGTATCTGGGAGAATGACGACGACAACCGTATCGCGTGCAGTCCAGACGCCTACGAGAACACTGAGAAGCCGACGTGGGCCATCGAATGCAAGTCGCTCGGCTCAGCCTACCATTTGCAGACCGTCGTACCGTGGATGATGCACACGGACGCCATGCGATCTCATATCGCCAACCTCAAACCTGAACTGGTCGAAGTCATTGAACAGGTGTTGCCCGAATACACTCTGGACTCTAAGGCGACCGGCTTCGACTTCATCCCCGACCAGTACAAAGCACAGGTGCTCCAGTACTTCGTCGTGTGCGATTCGCTGGAAGTCCTGTATTTCTCGATGTTCGACCCGCGCGTGGTCGGATCCGCACACCATCAGGTCATCCCCGTGTATCGTAAGGACATCACCGAAAAAATCGAGAACCATAAGCGTCGCCAGTTGGCCACGCTCCATATCTCCGATGTGCTGGCCGACGCTCTGGGGGTGACGTTCTGATGAAGACCGCAACGATTCTTGAAAGCCATGACATGTTCGTCCTGTTCGACGGATGCCCCACATGCAAGCGGCAGAGCGCCGTTTATCTGATGACGTGCCGCGTGTACGCCCAACAGATGGGTCGTAGGCTCCGTATCGTATCGTCGGGCAGCCCCACCGCCCGGGCGATACGCACAATCGCCAAAGAGCAAGGCGTAATCGTGCGCTACCCGATGATCTTGCTGGACGGATTGATTTGCTTCGAACCGCAAGACATCAGCCTTGACGATTATCTAGTGGACGATGACGAACCAGAAGAAGAGGAGGAACCCAATGAAGAATAGCATTTTAACTAGCGACGTGCTGGAACTGTTCGACCGTAACCATATCACCGCGAACACTCTGCGTAAGTTCGTGGTGGAGAGCGTTGCCGACTTCCTCGGAGACAACAAGCACGACAAAGTGTGCGGCAAACTGTTTGACCGTTGGTATCAACACGTTCGCCGCTCCATCTGGGTAGGTGCCGCTCAATACGTCTTGCAACAGTACGGGTTTGACCACGACGAAGCCACCAACGAGGCGAAACAACTCTACGAAACCCTGTACGCGGACTATAACAATCGGTATCACTGCTGGCGTCGCCACGAGGAAAGGAAAACCGATGAAGACTAATGGCAATTGGTGGACTGCCGTGCTTTCGGCTGGAATCACGGCGGGATACGCGACCACTGTCGTACAGCTCTCGCCCGGCCCCGGCTATATGTTCTCCGCGCTCCGCCGCAAGCTGACCGTAAAGACCGAGAACCTGTCCAACTCGCTCCCCACGTGGGCCAAGGATTACGTGGACAGTCTCGGAGAACTCGCCTATTGCGGCTGGTGTCTCAGCCCGTGGGTGTCGCTTCCGGTATGGGCGATGGCAGCCAAGATCAACCGGGTACGGTTCGGAGTCAAGTGGGTGGCCGGGTGGATTGTGGCCGCTGGCATGGCCGCGTTCCTCCGCCACTCGGCTGAAACGGCGGTGGCGTAATGTTCAGCAAACAACAGGTTCATGTGCTGTTGATTCTTTGGATGGCTAAGCGACCGCTTACCCATGAGGAAATCGAACGTATGTCGGTCTTAGCGAAGTATGACGATACTCCGCAGGGATTGAGGACTCGCATGATCGAGCTTGAGCGTTCCGGTCATGTGTACCGTGTCGATAGGGATGGCGTGAACAGTCGGCACCGTCATTGCTGGCGGTTCGCGCTGACTGACGATGGGCGCGAAGCCATTAGTGAGCTGTTTGGCAAAACAGAAACAATATGATATGATATATATATCAGACATCGTATGGAGGTGAAACATGCGCAAGCAAAACAAAATCAAAACCGTAATCAACGGCCAAGAAGTCACCGTGGAACAGGACAGCCAGACCGGACAGTTCTTCACACGACAGAGCATCGGCAACATCCCAGTTGACTACGCGACTATCAGCGACAGGGTGACCATCGGCCAGTGCATCAAATACTGGCGTCTACGACACGGGTATTCACAGGTTGAACTCGCCGAACGAATCGGCGTCGCCAGCCCAAACGTAATAGCCATGTGGGAAAACGAACGCCGCAAACCGCAAAAGCAATACCGGTTGCGGTTGGCCGAACACATCGGCTATGACATCCTGACCAAAGACTAGAACCTTGCACGATTAATCCAATCATCATCACACCAAAGGAGCAACAATGGAAACCATCAACTATCTGACCTCGATTATCAGCCTCTTGCAGAAAACCCCCCAAGCACAGGAAATCATCGACACCCAAGGACTCGGACAGGAACTCACGTTCGGTCAAATCGGGATTAAAGACGCCAAAGCGTTCCTCAAACTCTACGACGTTCTGGGCAGCGTTGAAGGCGTTAAGATCACGGCCATTCATGAATGCAAGACAGACACCGATAGGCAATATTTCTTCAAACTCGTCTCCCCGATAACCTTGTACTTCTTCCACTGCGAAGGAGTATCCGAGTGAGCAAAACAGACCCTGATATCGAAACCCGTATGAAAGTGTTCCACCGAGACCACGGCAGATGCTTCATCTGTGGGAGAACATTAAGCGCCTCCGCTTTTAATCTGCATCATCGGCGTATGCGCTCACACGCTTGGGAAGGATTAAACCTACCCAGCAACCTGATTACCGTCTGCGGCTCGGGTACTATGGGATGCCACGCACGCATCCACGCCCAGCCAAAGGAATCATACGCAAAAGGATGGCTGGTCAGCGCCTACAACGATCACCCCGAGAACGTTCCAGTGTTCAGCGAATACCGAAATCGAGAATTCCTCTTGAACAACTGAAAAAGAAAGAATAGCCCGGCACCAGTCGTCAAGACCAGTGCCGGGCTAGTTCATTCGGTCATCACACCATCGCTCGAAAGGAGCAACCCCAGTCTATCACTTGGAGGTGCCAGTGTAGATGCGGGTCATGCCTCTTCCTGCCACCCCTGCGGGTAGGTGTCCGGAGGCCACACGCACCCGTCCAGCACGCACGTGTAGTGCTTCCCGTTGTAGGTGATTTTGTCGCCTACGCGGTAGGCGTCGTGCGCACCGGTCGGCTGCTTGTATTCCGGCCATTTGTCGCCGGGTTTCTCGGGTTCGCCGGGGTCGGTCGATGAACCTGATTCCAGCTTGCTTAAACGCTCCTCGATGGTCGTCTCCCATTCCTCGATGGCCTTCACACGGTCGGCCAATGGGGCGTAGGAATCGTCGGGCTTGGCGTTCGTCTGCGCCTGTTCGAGTAGCTGTTTCATCTCCTCCTCGGTGAGTTCGCCCATCACGTACATGGTCTTGATGCGCTCGGTGAAGTCAGCGAGGTCATAGCCTCCGGCGTTGATGATGGTTTGGAATGTTTCGAACATTGGTTATACTCCTTGCATGATTGCTTGATTGACTGCAAGCAATGCAATTGTCATCATTACCTCACTTGGAGATGCCTGCGTAGTGGACGCCGAACATGCCAGCCACGCCGGATCCGACCAGAGCGCAAGCGCCACCCAGCACAGCCACCCACGACGGCATGTCCGGCACGGCACTCACGAAACTCAGCACCGCACCGGCGATACCAACCAGTCCGGAAACCAGATACGCCCACTTACGAGTCGCTGCGTTGAACGTCGGCACGTAATTATCATTGCCGTCCGCCACTTCGTTATTGATCTCGGTGTCCTTGGTCGGCTCACCAGTATTAATGCTCATAACAAACCTCCTATCGAATAGTTTACTTGATGCGGATTGTCTGGCCCGCGTAGATCACGTCAGGGTTGGCGATACCGTTCAACGCCACCAGATTGGAAACACTGGTACCGTACTGGGCGGCGATACCACTCAATGTGTCACCGGGCTGGATAGTGTACGTTGTAACGGACGGTGACGGTGCTCCGCCCGGCAGCTTCAGCACCTGACCCGGATAAATCAGATTAGGGTCGGCAATGCCGTTAAGCTGCTGGAGAGTCTGCCACGAAGCCCCGTACTTGGCGGCGATACCACTCAGCGTGTCCCCCGACTGCACCGTATACGTGCCGCTACCGGGCTGAACCGTATTGGCAGTGCCATTGATATTCAGCACCTGACCCGGATAAATCAGATTCGGGTCAGACAGATTATTAATCTGCGCCAGCACCTGCCAGCTAGTCCCATACATCGACGCGATACCACTCAACGTGTCACCAGAGCGCACAGTGTACGTGCCAGACGCTGGAGTAAACGGAGCAGGAGCGGAAGGTGTCGGCACGTTGGTCACACTCGAATGACCAGCCTTATACGCATTCCAAGCGTCAATATCACCATAGAACTTGTCAAGGTCAAGACTGCCTGAATATCCGGGCAGACGACCATTGCCCGAATACTGGCGGATAGCGCACGCATATGCACCCTCGTTCCACGGCGTATCCTGATACCCAGTAGCGTCCATATTCGCGTACTGGGCTACCCACAATCCACGATCACCAATGTTCTGAACGTCGTTAAGCATGGACGCTCCCACGTAGACGATAGGCTGGGAGCCTGTACGCTCGTACACGCGGTCGCAGAACGACCTAATCCACTGCTGCGCGGACGCGCCAGACCCGACCAGTCCGTTACCCTGTGGCTCCCAGTCCAAGCACCATACGACCTTGCCGACCCAATTCGCGCAATTGTTCACAAAAAAGTCAGCCTCGGAAACAGCGTTACCGCCGTTAGCGTAATGGTATACGCCCACGCACTTTCCCAGACTCAACGCCTGTTCAACCTGCCGAGCGCAATCCGCTGAAACGTACCAGCATCCCTCCGTCGCCTTACTGATGACGAAATCACACGGTACAACAGACAAGTCGATACCAGCCTGCCAATTGCTGATGTCGATACCGTTCAAAGCCATCGAAACTCCTCCTATAGGCTGATCGTGTAGAAGAACAGCCACGCCATGCATAAAACGGCGTAAATCGTTATCAGGACGTGGACTATCAACGAGACAACGGCGAGCAACACTACAAGGATCACGCACCGTTTGAAACGTCTCATAGGCTCATCTTATCATCGAGAACGAATCTTATTATCACCGATAATGCCCATTATGTGCGGGATAGCGGCCAGTGGGTTGCCTCGTATTACTATCAGCATTGGACTAATTGGGATTTGTTTATCAATTATTTAGCGCGTATTGTCCGCGTCGAGTGCAATGGCGCGAAAACTGGCTCAGGCTCGTGGGATAGTATAAATGCTCCGTTCAAAATTCCAAATAAATGCGTTCCAAAAAGACAGTTAAATACTTCAGTGATTCTCCAGAACGGAGGTTCCACTACGAAAATGTTATCTGTTCGCGCAGATGGAACTGTTTTGTTGGCTAATCAAGGCGGGTCAGGTTCGGCGAATCCTTGTTTGGGTGGGATAACGTATATTTACTAGTCAATCCTTTCCTGTTTTCAGTTAGATTCTACAGGGTTATATGTGAGACCTTTTGCCAATATCACATATAACGTCGGGTCATGGAGTAGTGCCGCGTTTTCGTACACTATCAAATGACGTTCAGTTATCGCCGGCCAGTTCCTCAAGCGATGCAATACGGTCGCGTAGATCATCAGGCAACGACGGTTTAGGATGATTCTCCAAAAATTCAGGCTCGATGATCTCGCAGAACTTTGATAGCCAGTGTCCCAACGCGCGAATGTAACCCGTCTCCAAGTCGATGGTGTATTGCAACGCGTCACGGTTCTTGATTAGTGCGTTTATCTTCTGGTCTTGGGCGTCGATCTGTCGTTTCATATCCCCCTGAGCCGAGACCAGTGCTTGATATGCGCTGGTCAGGTCTGAACGGCGGTTCATTACCCATGTTATGAGTCCTCCGATGGCTACGCCGCCTACGCCGATGATTGCTGTGACAATTTCCATTATGGTTCCATCTTAGACCGAAACGATAATGCCCCTCATGTCATGAACGAAGGGACATGGGACAATCCCGTTTATCATGTTATCATGTGACGAACGGCAACTACGTTGGCTCAATCTCTGTAGGCCAGCAAATGACAGCAAATGACATATTCCGCCCGTTGGGAAGTTTCGTTGTCCCGATTCCGAGTAATGTTGTGGTGCGGGCGTAAGGTGGAACGCCAGTGTGACCGGTTCGGTCGGCTTATTACCGAGCGAACCCTATGAGGGAATTGACACGCAACGGTGTATTGGCATTCAGCCGGGAACCGAGATTAAGCACGATGCTGTTGTTCTGTCGCATGACTCCGTTAATCCAGATTCCAGTCGTATTCCAGTCTCCGTTCATGACACTGACGCACGGGAAACTGAGGCCCCCGGTGATGCCATGCTTTCTTGCGAGAGTTTGCAGCTCGGACTCCGAATATAATTCGGGGTTGACCGTATCTCGCGATGATTTGATAACCTTGGTGTGAGCGAAGACAATCATTTCCTGCGGTGTATCGGACGACTTCCACTCACCCTCGTTCCTGACATAATGGGCATTATCGGCCATTGTCACAGCCTCCTGCCCGTCCACCGCGTCAATGGTGTTAAGCTGGGGAAGATCACGCGCCATCAAAATCGCGCTATTGCGAATCAAAGGAGCCACGTCGGACGCGACACCGGCGTTAACCTCGGCGATCACAAGACCGTTGATATTCGAGTTAGGCGTACCCGCCGTGAACACCTTGAGCTGGCCGCATGGAGTCGCACCGTGCGACTGCGAAGGATCTTCCACTGTAACAGCGATCTTGTAATCGTTGGTGGAGTCCGCCAGTTGCACCGTTGTATTGGTAGTGATGGCGTAGGTGTATGCGCCGAGGCCGGCCCACGGGCTGATGGTACCGCAATGAGGCTTGACCGTAGCAGTCAGGCCGCTCACCGTGACCAGAGGACTCGGAGAACCGTAGCGGATACCTGACAGCCCGTTGAACGCGGTACCATCGGACGGTACTAATAGAGGATTGATGGCATGCCTGTAATCGTCCGCCGTATACTCCGGGGAACCGTTCTTCGCGGTAAGCGGGTGCATGATAATAGCCATAATCAATCCTCCGAATCGTCTACACCTATTTTATCTTTGTCGGTGGATAGAGCATCAACCTTAGCTTTGAGCGCGTCCAATTCATCCGCTACCTGTTGAGCGAGTCGGAGCGCCGCCACACCAAGCATGGGGTAGTTGATACCTACCAGCGTGCCGTCTTCATCGTATTCGCAGAAAAACCCCAACCCGTTCTCATCCAAATCGTCGGCAATCATACCGACCAACGGCTGAGCATCATCAAGATTCAGGTTCTTGTCATCCTTCATCCGATATACGCGCCACTTCACCTTACGTAGAGCGTCAACCGGAATAAAGTCGTCGGCGTCCACGATATCCGTCTTCGCCGCACGAATCGACTGGGCCGTGCCCATAGTGCCGTCAGACAACACCCACACCGCGCGCCAAGAGCCTGACGCAAACACATTGTTATAAGCGTTGGCGATACCAGTACCACCATGATTGGGAGCCAATACACCCCAGTTCCACGTCTGAGTTTTAACGTCAATCTCGGCACGGGTGTAACTGTTACGGGTGATACTTTCCTGCACACGCTGGTCAAGATTGTTCGTCAGCGTCTGCACTTCCTCATACATTTTCGTAATCTGATCGACCATAGGTTTAACGCTGTTGACGATGCTCGGCGGCAACTCTTGTAACTGGCGTTTGATGTCCGAGAACTGGCGTGCTGTAGCGTCCGCGCTATCTAGACTGAACTTGAATTTGCTCGGCATTCATGTCCTCCTGCTGCAATATAGGTATGATGGTCCACGCCTGACTGAAATCTATCTCGTACCCGATGATACGGGCGGTACCGTGATTATGGTCGGGGAAATGCTCGACGTCTTCTTTCACTGTCCACGATATGAGGTCGCCCGGCTTCCATTCCTCATACACCATCGGAGCGGAAAGCAGACTCAAGCCCATAGTGATGGTCTGGGTACCGTTCTGCATCTGCAACAACGAGGACTTGGCGTGTTCGTTCAGCGTACTCTTGTTCGTGATGCTGGTGGACGGTTGGAACACATATTCCAGCATGGGCCTGTTAGGTTGGTTTGCGATCATCCAATCGGATTGCGGACGGTCTCCAGCGTCAGCCGTACTCACAGCCATTACCGCGTTAGCGCCATACCCGTTCGTGTAATCCTCCAACAGGTTGAACGTGGTCATAACGCTTTCATCGAACGTCGTGCTTGGCGTGGTGGAGCCGATATGGTCGGCGACCGTCATCACAGGCTCATAATGCCCGTCGTTGATGGCACGCCATGATGTACACCATTCCGGCCCGTTCAGCACGTTGGCAAGCTCTTGCAGCACGCTTAGCAGGGTCTTGTCGCTTTCTGCTTCATACGTTCTGTCGCGTTTGACGCTACTCGGGGACGCTTCGACAACGAGATTGAAACGGTGGTTTTTAAGCGTGGTGGTTACGAGGTCTTCCACGATCTCGCACTGGTCACGATTCGTGTACGTGTGGTCTTGCACGTACACGTTATCGAGGTAGTGTTCGACGGTTGCCAACGTCAGTGTTAATCCGTCTCCGCGCATTGCACGCTCGCGTTTGACCACGATACCGCCCCACAGGACGGTAGATTTGCGCAACAGGAGCATGGCGACCTGATACGGTGTGGTGGCTTCGTCCCAATTGCGGGGAGCGTTGCGCCACGGGAGCGTGGCCGTTTCGCTGGTCGTTTCCTCGAAACGGTACGTCAGGTGGGTTAGTTGGAGATCTGGGAGTTCGGCTATCACCGTGCCGTCGTTCAACGTGACGGCGACGAACTGCAATCCGGAACGCTGCCACAGCACACGCGCCGTGTCAGAGTATAAGCCGTTCGACTGCGGCAATCGGTTAGAAATAAAAGGCATCCGGCACCTCCTTAGATGTAAGCCGGGTTGAACGTGACCGTCATCCGTGCGTTACCAGATGGTTCCTCGGCGCTGAACATCCAAATATTCTCCCCGACCTCCGCGTAACTCCATTCTCGTCTGGTCACACTGCCACGTGCCGGATCGGTGCCATCGATAAGAATCTCATGAGTGGCACCATTGATAAGAATGTAATGACCCTCACCCAGACTGAGATCGAACGCCATGATATGTCCACTCGGACTATGCTCAACCTGCGGATTGTCCACAGGCCCATCGATACGAATAGTCACCGGACTCGGAGCACTACCCGTGTTAGTAAGTAGCACGTTACCCGACACGATTGTTTCAGACCACACCCACGTTGATTCACTGCCCGTATTGAGATCCTCGAAATGATAGGGGAACGTCATACCGCCCTGAGAGTGCGGCAACCCGGTTTTTCCGCTCACTGACTGAGTATCGTAAAGATACGAGTCCAAAGCGGTCAGACCGATACTGAATTTGAGAATGTTCACACCAGCCCACTCCACCAGCGGAGCGGAAGACGACTGCATGACCTGCACCTGACGGCTGATGTCCCCCAACTCCACGACAAGCGACTGACTGGTGATATTGAACGAACGTTTGAACGCATCCCAAGCGTTGATACAGTTTTCCGTGCATTTGCCGATAATATGACCCTCGACACTGATCGAGCGACCCTGAGCCACTGGAATATTGCTAAACCAACCATCCGACCATGCTTTGTCCTTGGTCTGCAAGGTCGAACCAACACCGTCGAACAATCCCGAAACGTTCTGAAACGTTACGTGCCACTCACACCCATACGAGTCAGTCCCATACAAGGGGAACCCGTTCAGGGTCAGGCGGATGTCGCGCGGGTCAAGGGTAAAGATAGCCATACCCTCAGTCTACCCGCGCGGCTTGTCACACGTAATGGAAATTAATCACCCTCACAGTCTCTTGAGCGGCTGCGTTCGGGTCAAGCGCGTTCACCGTGATAGGCGCGCTCACACGCGGGCCACTATTCGCGTTCATGGGCACCGGGCTAGACACTACCGGCATGGGCGTCACGATGGACGACGGCAGAAGAGAATTCACCATGTCTTCCACCGGACGAGTGGCCGCACGCTCGTTCTCAGATACGCCACGGCCAAGACCAGCCGGAATCATCCGACCGATCTCACGATCGAACACCTTAGACGGGGACGCGATACCCAGCAGGCTCTTAGCACCATCGATGATACCGCTAACCGCGTTCTTGACTGCTGAGATGGCACCGCCGATGGCGTTCGTGATGCCGTTAATCAAGCCTTGAATAATATTTCGGCCTGCGCTGAGAAGCCATGATCCGGCTCCGCTAAACACGCCCATGATACGGCTTGGGATACTGGTGATGAAATTCATCATTGAGCTTACGCCACTGCTGACAGCACTGGTGATGCCACTCCATGCACTGCTTACCGCGCCCTTGATGCCGTTCCATACACTGCTGAAAATACCGCTTATGCCGCTCAGCACGCTTGAGATGACGCCTGACACTGCATTGATGGCACCGGAAACGATACTTTGGATACCGTCCCAGACGCTGGAAGCGATATTCTGAATCCCTTCCCATACTCCAGACCAGTCGCCGTTAATCGCGGCCAATACGGTGGTGATTATCGCGTTGATAACGTTCATAACCGAAGTAACAACCGTCTGGATGAATGGGAAAACCGCGTTAATGACACCCTGAATCGTTGAACCCCACGATTGAAACGCTGACTGGATTACCGGAAGCACGGCCTGAATCAACGCAGCGATGTTATTAATCACCGGCGTTACAGCAGTCGCGATAACGCTCATGGTTTGCCCGATGTTGCTCACTATGGTAGACAACACTGGTGCAATGGTCTGGATTGCGGCCGTGATAATAGGCATGATGGCATTGCCGAGATTCTGCAAAGCACTCATTAGCGGCTGGAGTGCCGGAAGCACCGTCTGAATCGACGAGGCGATGTTATTAATCACCGGCGTTACGGCAGTTGAGATGACACTCATAGTTTGCACGATGATGCTCGCCACGGTAGCTAACCCTGATGCGATGGGCTGGATTGCAGGCATGATGGCATTGCCGAGATTCTGTAAGGCACTCATAAGCGGCTTGAGTGCCGGAAGCAACTGAGATTGCACCATTCCCACAACTGGTTGAAACGCTGTCTGGAACGTTGTGCCGATTTGTGAGACTATCGGGCCGATAGTCTGCACTAGTCCCGTAAACACGCCGCTAAGTCCGCTGATTCTCTGCGCCAACATGCTGATACCGGATGTCAACGGGCCTTTGAACTGGTCAAGAATCGTCGTACCCACACCAACCACGGACGCTTCCAGATTACCCATCGCACCTTCGATAGTGCTGGTGCTGGTAGCGGCTTCCTTCGCGGCGTCCGTCATACCCAAGTCCATTATGGCTTGGTTGAATTCCTCCGCGCTGATCTCGCCCTTCTCCATCGCGTCGCGGAAGTTCCCAGTGTAAGCGCCGTTCTTAAGCATCGCCTCTTGAAGTTTGCCGGATGCACCGGGAATGGCGTCGGCCAACTGGTTCCAGTTCTCCGTGGTGAGCTTGCCCGCGCCAGCGGTCTGCGTAAGCACCATACCGACCGAGCTAAAAGTTTCCGCGTTACCACCGGCGACAGCGTTCAAATTGCCTGCCGCCTCGGCTAGTTTGTCGAAGCCCTGTACGCCGTTCGCGGCAAGCTGAGCGGTAACGTTGCGGATATCGCTGATACTGTAAACAGTCTGGTCGGCGTAAGTCTGAGTGCTGGCGGTGAGCGCGTCAATCGTACCCGTATCCAGTCCTGCGAAGTTCAGCGTGCTTTTGAACTTGTCCGCAGAGTCGGAGGCTTCGATAATGTCTCCGGTAAGATCACCGATGGCGTCCACAGCCATACCGATACCCGAGGAAACAAGACCGCCAACGGCACCGGCGGCGGCACCGAACTTCCCTAACCCGCTGGAAGACTTACTAGCAGACTTGTCAACGTCACCCAACGATTCATCAGCCTGTCGCGCCGACTCTTCGATCTGACGGCTACCCGATTGAATATCCTTTACGCCAGCGTTCCAATCGCCGGTGTTAATCTCGGCGTCTAGGGTCAGTGTCGAGTCTGCCATCACACGTCCTTCCCGAGTTTTTCGATAATCGTGTTAATATTGCGGTCTCCATGCTTGCTGAACGCGGCGGCGATGCAATCGAACGTCATGAGATATTGTTCCGCCAGTCGCCGCCGTCGGATACGGCGTCCTTCACTGAGCAGGTTCATCATCAGGGATGAATCCACGTTGTTTTCCAGCACGTCGCGGATAGCCTGCCACCCATACAAGTCACCAAGCTCGGCGAGAATATGAACGCTCGGAAGCGGCTTGCGAGCCGCCTCCTTCTGTTTGTAACTCTTCATCGCCTCCCGCTCGGCGGGAGTAAGCAGGCTATCCCACGACTTCATCATTTGCCCTTGATGTCAACCGTGATGTTCTTCGCCATCAGACCGCACAACGCGGTCATGGCACGCTGATAGGCAAGGTCACTACGCTTACGAGTCTGTGAAGCCCACTCGGAGAATTTATCAGCTGGACTCATAAGGTTTTCGACCAACGGGAAGATAATCTTTTCAGCGGTTTCCAAAGTCTCACGGTTAGCCACACCAGCGCTCAGCTTGTCAATCGTCTCCGCATTATCCAAGATCGTGAGCATATCCTTCGAGCCGAGCGGGCGCATGGTGTACACGGTGCCGTCGATTTTCACGGTGAGGGTACGGAACGCTTCTCGGGTATCGATGCTCAAAACAGGGGTAGTCATTGTTGCTCCATTCGTGTGATATCATGGGACTGTTCCCCTTCGGAAACTTCTAGAACTAGCGCCCGCCACCCGATCGTGTCAGCTACGGTGGCGGGCGTTACTTATGCTCACTCACTGGCGACATTAAAGTTAACCACGGTTTGAACAGTGCCATCCTTGAACGTGACGGTACCCGTACCAGTCTGCTTAAACTGAATATCCCAAGTACCATCCCCGTTGTCCGTAGCGACAGCCTTAGCAGTTTCAGCTACGGTGGCGGTGATGGTACCAGTGGCACCATTCGGGAACGCCATCACATTCACCGTCACATGATCCCCGACTTTGCCGGAGATGTTCGCCGGGGACGCGGTAAGCGTGGTGACCTGAACGTTCTCCGTCTTGATGGAGCCGGAATCCTCGTCGTAATACGATGGGTTATTTAGATCAAGCTCGCCCATGACCACGGCACCGTTCGCACCGGGAGTCATCGAGCCGGACAGTGTGACCACGAACGGGTCGGACAGGCTCACGGTGAACTCGCCGCCCGCGCTGGTTAGCGCCTGCGGGATACGGAAGTCCTGCGCCGATGAATGGCCATCGCACACGTTATGGATAATGATGTCACGCGGAGTGTTGGAAACACATTCGGTGCCGCCGAAACGCACCTGACCCGTCTCGGACAGCGAACCGGAGATAACGCGCTTGAACTTCGCATTATGGTACAGTTCCGGAAACAGCATACCGAGGTAGCGGACGCTCGGACAGATAATGTTCAGCTCGAAACTCATTTCCTCATATGAACCATTCGGTACGTTGATAGTGCCGGACTGCGAGGACACCTCGGTAGTGCCGGGAGTCAGGGTAATGGTTCCAGCTTCATCCTGAACGTAGTCGGGGGAGATCACCATATCGTCGATGTAGACTGTCTTCTTGCCAATAAGGGGGTAGGAAGCCATTGTTTGTCCTTTCGTCGGGCGGGACTGCACACGCGGCGACTAATGGACGGTTCCTATTCTACCGTTTCGGGGGAGAGTTTGTAATCCACATTGAACCGGATGCTTTTCACCCAGCGGCCTTCCCCGTCGATGGCGTCCATGTCGATTGCGGTAGCCGGATGCACGCGGATTGATACAAAGTCAATATCAGCGATAGGGTTGCATGTCAGTCGGCAATACTCATGCAGACGATTGTTGACGAAGTGCAGGAGCCGGAGCATCAACTTTCCTTGTTCGATCACGTCGAAGTAGCGGCTACTGACCGTGAGCTGATCCGTGTACAGGTCGCCGTTGATGTCCACGGTGTTCGCGTTGACCCAGATGCCCTCGGCGTTCGTGACGCTACCCGTGTCCAATACGGGACTAGTGCCGAAAAACAGGGTCTTGCCGTAAGTGCCGAAACCCTCGTTCTGTAGGGTCATGCACATGGCCAGATCAATCATGATGTCGCTCCTATCCTAGGTTGAAATACGACTTGGCACGGCTGGCGGCAGTGTTCCGCGCCCGCTGAAGGTAGCGTACCGTGTTCGGGTGCAACCGGTTAGAGTACTCGCGGATACGCGCGTAAGGCACACGACTGTTGCCGAACGTGATACGCCACTTCACGGTGGAAAGTTGTTGGAAACGGCCACTGTTACGCAAAGCGCCGGTCAAGACGGGAGCGTTCTGACGTGCCATCTTGAGGATGTCCGTCATCATTCTCACTCCGCCCTTGTTTAACTGTTGGGTGGAGAGTTTACGCGCCCAAGTAGCGGACAACTGTAGGCGGTAGCTCATATGCTGTCCCTGCCATACGGGTTCCCGTACACGGTGATGAATCGGATCTCACCCATGTCCATATCGTCGCCGCGACTAGCTTGCGTGACTTGGTATACCCTGCCATCGGAGAGTTCCAGCATGAGGTCGGGCCATAATTCCATATTATCGCGCAGACTCTTGGGAACCGTGTCCGTTTGGATGTGGAAGCGTCGGCTGCTGATACGTGAACCGTATTCGGTCGGCTGGTCGGACTGGGTGGAGTGCTTCACAATTACCTGCAAGTCGGCCAATTGTTCGTTAGGCAGACCGGGAGCCGTGTACCGCCAAAGCGTCGCTGTCTGGACTTGGTTCGGGAACAGTCGGAACGGGTCACAGAGCGTTGCCATAAGCGTAGTCACCCCCCATGTAATCCTGAGCGTTGAGCCACCACGGTAATTGATGATGCTTGCGAGGCATGGAGAGAATGCCACCAGTCTGGACTCCGTTCCGGCATAGGCTCCACTGGCTAATAAGCGACTGGTACGGGGTCAACGCGCGTTCCATAGCCGTCTCGTTGATCGTTGCGTAGCTTACGCTCACATCCTCGATGCTCTTGGACGTGATGCGGTCGGTCTGTTCAAGAACGTTCTGGTCTGCCTCGATAACAGCCGCCAAGACCGAAGATAATGGGGCGGGGAGCTTGGCGAACCCGTGCGTTCCGGTCACGATTATTGCCGTGCCGACATTAAGACGTTGCGCGATTGTCAGACAGTTGGCGTACTTGGTTTCGGGAGTCCACCCGTCGCCCATATCGTAGTTCACGCGAAAATCGAGCTTCACACCGTCGGTGGTCTGCACGTTGGTCACATTCGAATACCATGCCAGTAACGCTATGTGGCGGCCATCTCCTACGACAATTCCCACGTAATCATCCGTAATCGGGAATAGGTCTTTTTGGCATATGATGTTGGCGAGATCTGCGAGCGCGGCATCCTTCCATCGCGCGTAGATCGTCTCTCCCACTTGATCGATTACGCTTGCGTCGATGTCCATTATTGCTCCTTCCGGAAATGAGTTAGGCCCTACCTCCCATTGTAGAAGATAGGGCCTTTGCGGTGCAGTCCCGCTACTGTCTAGGGTAGCGTGTCAGGCGGACGCCATCTGCCCGGCTGCGACCAAGGCGGTACGGAGCGCGATGAACTCGGCTTTAGTTGGAGTTTCGCCAACTGGGTCGGCAACGTGCGCGGCCTGCTTGACCAGACCGGCCTTTTCCTTGGTCGCGTTGGTCGGCAGAACGCCGCTCGCGATCTTGGCTGCGGTTACGGTATTGTTGGCAAGGTCAGAGCCGGTAATACTGCCATCCTGAATCTTAGCGGAAGTGACAGCATTGTTAGCCAGCTTCGCGGTCGTCACGCTGCCATCAGCAAGGGAGGTCGGAGGGTCAACGGGATTACCCGAAGCGTCGAACACCGCTAGTTCGGCGATGTCCTGAACCGGGTTACGAGAGTCCGTCTTAACGAATCGAACCTGTTTCATCGTCATGGCAGATCACCTCATTTACCATTCGGCTTGATGACCACGGCGGACTTCTCCGCTTCCAGACCGCCACCAGCGTAGATTTCCTGAAGATACTCGTTGGTGTTGGTGGCCAACGCGAAGTTGGTGAAAGCCTCGATGGAGGTATCGCCAACCACCGCGTAGTGGGACGCGGCCATAATGACTCCCATAGTGGTGGTGTCGTCCGTGTCCGTCCACCATTCAGGGGTAATGATCTGGTTAACGCCGAGGGCGCGGGCCAGAGTATCGTCACCGCCGAGAGCAATGTACGTGTTGCCGTTAGCGTTCGCGGACATCAGCAGGTCGGCCACGGTGTCAGCGTTGCACAGCAGCACCTTGTTGCCCTGAGCGCGAACCATGTGGGAGGCACGCACGAAGTCCATCAGCGGAGTGTCATCTGTCATGGTGTAGGAGAGCGCGAAACGGTTGCCATTCCACTCGGACGACTTGTCTGCTGCGTCGGTCACGACGGAACGGAAATGGGCCATGTCCGTATAACCACCAAGAGTGATCTGACGTTCGATGGTCTGGACGATGTAGTTCGGGAGTTCCTGAAGCACGTAGCGGAGCAGAGCGCCCGGACGCTGGGTGCGGCGAATATCGCCCTTGTTCAGGGTGATGTACTTGTAGGTGTAGTCAGCCTGAAGCTCACGCTTTACGAACGAAAGCGCCTGTTCCTTTTTCTTCGTGCCGTAGGAGGCCACCGGGTAGCCGTGTGCACGGGTCTGATCAATCAGACCGGCGATATTGCCGCCGATGGTGAGGCGATCCATGCCGGTTTTGCGCAGCAGGTTCCACAGGCCGGAGCCGCGCGTGTTTAGCGCGTCCGCGATTGTGGTGATTGCCGCAGTCGGGATGAACTTGTTCACATTGTCACCGTCAACGCCGAACGATGCGGTGTCCGACATGTTACGGTTCACGGTGTCAGCCCACTCACGGTGGAACGCTTCGACACCCTTGTTATCGGACGCAATGAGGGCGCGTTCGAACGCGATCATGGCGTCATCGGAGTCAAGCCACGTCTTACGGTCGTGGGAGAACTTCACAGTACCCGACTGGTGGGCGGCGTGGTTGGCTTTGTTGATGATGATGGTCTGGCGACCGCTGGAAGTCTGCACGGGATCCTCCGGTGCCGGGGTGCCCTCGCCCTCGCCCTCGCCTTCCTTCTGGTTGGTGATGGCAGCGGTGATGTCATCGAGAGCGGACTGCATGATGTCACCGATGGAATCGGTGAGCTGTTCCGCCTCGTCCGGGGTGAGTTTGAACTGGGCGATGGTACGCGCCAGTTTCTTCAGGAGTTCCGGGTTCATGGTGTCTCCATTCTTGTTGTTACGGCTGTTGATTGCGGTGAAAGCGGCCCTTGGGTCGGCCCCACGATAGACGACGCTGATTTCCAGTAGTTCGCCATCGTGGATGATACCGTCCTTGCCGGGACGCTGGTTGAATTCTACGGTGATGCTGAAACTGTTGGTCAGGCATCCGTCGGCGGCAAGCTGTCGGATACGTTCGCCTTGATCTACCTCGCTGAGTTTCGCTTCGGCCATTAGTCCGTCATCGGTCATCCAAAGTCGGGTGATTGCACCCGCTTGGCATTCGATACTGGGCATGTGGTCGATCAGGAGCGGAAGGGATAGTTTGTCGGACTCGGTGAGGTCGGACACGAGTTTCAGAGTGCCGTCGATTAACGGTGCTTTCAGTGTCTTCAAGTCTACGGTGAGTCCGTCGCACATCACTTTGCCGCTGTTGGCGAGGAAGGTGAGGGTACGACCATTGGTTTCTGGGGCACCGCTGTTGGCGAAGCTCTTACGAGTCTTCATTTTGGCCCTTTCAGATAGGGGGTTAGTGGTGCGGTCGAACGTCCTTAATGGGCTTAATGTTCTGACCCCCATAGTAGCACGATGCGATACACGTCCAAACCTTTGCAGTTCGGGCATTTGAGCGTCACCATCGTGTCACGGGCGCATGAGCCTAGATACCGTCCGCAGTGTTTGCAATGGATGTCGTAAGTCATGATTCCACCACCTCGTAATCCTCGTAGCATCGGCAGTTGGGGTGTCCGTTCGGTGTTTGCATACTCTCGAAGTTGTTCACGTAGGTGCGGTCTCCGATTTCGACGCTGGCGTTCTCAGCTAGATACGTGTCATCGAGCGCGATGCGGTTGCCTTCCATGTGTCGGCAGAACTCGCACACTTTGCCGTCGCCGCTTGTACGCCATACCTTGTCCAGTCGGACGCCAAGAGTCTCACTGAGATTGCGGGCGCTGTACAAGCTGCCGAGCCGCTGGGATTGCACGGTTTCGCAGCGGGAGATTAGCTCGGCGTGATCGTTGCCCATGCGTTCGAGCTCGTCACGCAGGCGTTCGGCGTCCCACTGTTCCACGTCGGCACGGTTCAGCAGTTCAAGGACGTTGTTCGTGATGGTCTTGCTGGTGGACTTGGCGATGCTACGCAAGTGTTCCACGTATGCTTCACGCACGGTGTCGGGGAGCTCAGTCCAGAAGTAGAGTTGCCGCCAATCATCGGCAGTGTAGTTCTCGACTTCCACGGCAATGGAGCTTTCTGGGTGGACTTCCGTCCACGCGGTAATGACCTGCTCCAACTCGTAGCCGGTACGGCGGGCGTAGGCGACGAGGTTGGTCATCAGGTCATCTTCCACGTCGTTAATCCACTGGTCGCCGATAGCTTCCAGATCGTCGCGTAATCCGTTCTGGGTACGGCGGGCGAGTCTGATAACCCTGTCCACATAGGTTCGGGTGGCGGGAAGGATGCGTTTCTCTGTTGCCGTCTCCTGCGGTTTGATATTACGGCTATACCGTTTTGCGGCGATTGGGATAGTCAGCGTCGGAGCCTGCTGATGCAAGTCAAGGCGCTTGTACGAGTCGGGTAAGCCGAGCGCGTCCACGGCAGATTCCAGACTGGCACCCATGTTCAGGAGCTGGGTGAGCGAGTCAATACGTACCTTCTGGGTGTCGGCCTGTACCTTCTCCACGTCGGTCTGGGACGGCAGATTGAGGTCGAACGTGATACCGTAGCCGAGTCCCCCGGTGATGCGGTCTAGTTCGAACTGCCATTTATCCCACACCGTCATGCACAACGGCTTCAACGTATTCTCGATGAACGCGCGTTCCGCTTGTTCGGCGTTGGCGTAGGTCTGCCCGTTATCGATGCCGCGAATAATGTCCGGGACTGCCAGAGCGTTCGCCAACCTGTTGTTTACCACGTCGTTGACGGTCTGCAAGTCCAGCGTATCGTTGGCGTTCTGGAATGGCACCCACACCAGTTTGCTGGTGGTGCTGGGCTTATGGGTCATAGGGTCAACCGGAATCATGTTGTATACGATTCCGTTGTTGTTGCCCGCGCCACGGAATGTGCTTTCGAGGCGTTCGCGGTTGCGTTGGAAGTCCTCGGTGTTCTCCGATACGATGCCGAGCATTCCAGCGGGTACCGCGTTGTTGCCGAAGAAACCACGCTCATAGTCGGCGATCATATCGTCCACGTTCGCCCACTTCTTCACCGTCATGGCAGGAGCAATGCCGCGCGTCGGGTCGTTCGGATGCTGGCTGTAGCTGAGAGCGATGGTTTCGTCCCGGGAGAATTCGTAGACTCGTTCGCCGTCGCCCAAGTTCATCGTGACGCGATGATACCAGTCCGAGCGGGAAGAATTGTATTGGCGACTGTTCGACGGTAGCAGCGTATATCCGATGATGTTGTCGGCTGTAATGTCTCCGCCCGGCCCGTTAGTTGTCCAGATAAGTACGTCCAAGTGGGATTGGGTGAGGATGGTGGCGCAAACGATCTTGAGGAATTCCAAGCACGAATACGTGTCGTTGGGCGCGTAGAGCGCGGCCAACGGTGCGGGAGCCGGGTCGATACGCCGGTTGTCCGAGTTCACGGCGTAGGGGATTACCGTGCTGAATCGTTGGGCGATTGCGTTCACATACGGGAACACGTTGTCGTAGGTGTCGTGCATGGGGATGGTGTTGCCGCCCATCGGCTGCCAGATGTTCCCTCCCATAGGCGTGGGGGTTGAGCTTGGCGCGTGGCCACGGTCGAAAGCGCTCATAAAACCGTCACGCAGATTTTTCAGCAGGCTCACAGTTTCCTCGATTCGTCATAAGACCCTGCGTCTAGTTTACCGGGTGCAGCACCTAAAGAGCTAGCAGACCGCAACGTCCCACGATGGAAGTTGCAGCGGCTTGTAGTAGGCGAGAAGGACGCTGTCCGCTAGATCGGGGCTGCCGGTCTGGTTCTCTGTTTTGTAGTCTTTCTTCCGCTGCACTTCGCGTAGGTTTCTGTTGTTGATTGCCCATTCACGGGTGCTGAGTTCCTGAAACAGTTCGGCTCGGTGTTCCAGATTCGGGTTGATGGTGATTTCCGAAAGCTGTTCGGCAAACTCGAACCATAATTCCGAACTGACTGCCGGATAGCGGTCAGGGTGTTTGGGTTTGGCTCCGAAGTTGACGCCGTTCACTGGTTGGTTTCGGCTGCGGAGAATATCCGTTACGCCTCCGCCCACGCCGGTATCGTCCACGTTGATGATGCTTGGATGATGTGTTCCGGCAAGGGTTATTATGCGTTCCGCTGTTTCGACAAGACTGGTCTTGCTCCAGCTCACGAGATCTACTAGGTGGCGTCCCTTTACGATGGCTACGGCGGTTCGGTCGGATCCGTATCGGGCCACGTCAACGCCGAAGCTTACGCCGCCGTCTGTTTGGGGTTGGCGTTCGGTCGCGTCTGTGAGTTGCTGCCAGCTTATGATCTGGTTGATTGTTTTCTCGTAGGGCATTCCTTCCCAGATGTGGGCGAAGTCTGGGTTGTTTCGTGATTCCTTGACCTGTCGCAGAATCTCTTCCGGGAGTATTCCAGCTTGTTCCGCGTCCCGCCATGTGGTGTGATGATGGGTGGTGCGCTGTTGGGTGAGCTGGCTCGGATGGGTGACGAAACGTGTGGTTATAGCATCCTCCGGGGTTAGGGGATTGCGGGTGAAGATAATGGTGCTGCCGTTCTTTCGGATGGTCGGCAGCAACACGTCTAGGCTATGGTCGGTGATGAACTGGGCTTCCTCGATCCAGCAACGGTCTACACCTTCGATGCCTTTCAACGTGCTTTCGGGGTCTTCGTGCAAGCCCTTGAACCAGAACACACTGCCGTTGACGTGGGTTATCTGTTCGCGGGTGATGGTGAAGCCGGGAAGCTCATAGCGGCTGATGATGTCCGCTAGGAGCTGTTTGACGCTTTCCTGAATACTGTTCTGGAATTCACGGGTGCATAGGATGCGGGTGGGGTACATGCTGGCTTCGAGCGCTAGGGCTAGGGCTACGCTGGTGCTTTTCGCGCTTGAACGGCCTCCGCTGTAGTCGTAGTAGCGGTATGGCGGATTGTCACGGTCATGGAGGAAGAATAATAAATCTTCGTATGCTTTGGGGATTACGAGGTTGAATGTTCCGTTTTGTTCCATAATGTGCGCGCGATTCTCAATAGTATGGTCTTCACCCGAGGGAACCCGAGCCTTATTGAGAATAGTAGGCTCGGGTTTGTTCACTTCACCGTAACGTTGATCGTAGGCGGCTCGTACATCTGAACCGTCTGGTCAACCTGTTGGCGGGGCATTCCCTCGGTACGGTTGGCGATGTCCTGATAGGAGCGGAATGCTCTCTCACTGTTTTTCTTTGATTCAAGGACACGACGTAGGGCGATCTGTTCGGCTTGGGTCAGTTCGTCTATACGCTGCACCCACTCCGCGAGTTCCTCGTTCGTGAGTTCAAGGAATTGCTGGAGGTTGTATTTCACGCTGCCGCGTTTTGTCCATTTACGACTGCGGTCTTGTGGGCGTTCTTGGAAGCCGCCTTTACCGGTTGGGTTGTTCACGCCTCCGGTTATTCGTCCGTTGGCGTCGCGGGTTACGTTGCTCATAAGGGATATTTTATGCTTTCTTGGGTTTAGTTTGGTGTTGGTGTTGGTTGATGATGGTTTGTATTTCTTCTGGGGTGGTGTTGAGTAGGGTGGCGATGTATTCGGTGTTGTAGTGTTTGCGGTGCTATTGGAGGGCTGGTTCGGTTTTGTGTTGGTTGAGAGGCATGATGGTTCCTTACGCGAGGATGTAGGTTATCAGGAGTTTGAGTAGGGCGATAGTGCCGGTGGTGGTGAGTAGGATTGCTAGGGTAAGTAGCAGGATGCCGAGGATGCGGCCTACTTTGTAGCTGGTTGTGTTTTTCTCCGGCTTGTCGGTGTTGCGGAAGTAGTCGAATTCGCTTGGTTTCTTCATTGGTTCGGCTCCCATGTGATCGTTATGGATACGCCGGTTGTGGTGTTGTCGGCGTATCGTTTGTGGCTGGTTACGTCGGTTATCTGGCAGTCGTCTCTCCAGATGTGTGTTTCGGTGATGGCGTCGTATAGGGCGCGTTGGAGTTTGTCGATATCTGGTTTGACTGTGGGGTGTTTGCGTTTGGTGGGTGGGATGGTTTTGGGGCGGGGAAGATAGAACGTGGTTTCTGTTTTGATGTATGAGTTGGGTGGGATGGTTGGGTGTTTGTGGCTGAGGATGGTGTCGCGGACGTGGTCGCGCCACGGGCGTTCTTTCTTGTCCATCGGTATGAGGCGTGTGACGGGTTTGCCTGTGGTGCGGCTCCTGCCGGTGATTGGCCGGTAGGAGCCTTTACTGGCGGGGATGCCGGGAATGAACAGGCTGAACGATAATGGTTCGCCTATCATTGGTTGACCTCCGCCAGATCGAACGTTGGTTGTGTCTCTGCCTTGAGTTTGAGTGTGCGCAGGATGTCGGCACGGTTGCTTTGATGCTTGTAGGCTAGTTGGTCTCGGCCGATGTATTTGAAGCGTTGCCCGCAATTGTGGCAGAACAGCGGGTCAGGGTTGTTCTTGTAGATTTCGAGGATACGTCGGTAATATTCGGCGTCGTTTTCGGGTTGTCCGTTGATGCAGCGCAATGTGGTGTCCGGCCAGATCAACGCTCCGCAGCGAGGGCAGTACGAGACGGGTGGGATACCGTCCACGGGTTTCGGGCTGGCGGTGATGAACTTCATGGGCGTCCAGAAGTCGCCGGTTTTGCTGAGCATGTCCCGGTAGGTTTTGATGAAGCCTATGAGGTCGAACGATTCGGCTGTAAGGCAGTGTTCAAGAATGTCGAATTCGTCCATACTGTTGACGAACGCATAACGTTCCAGCAGATAGAGCAGGGCTACCGGGATACTGTTGAGCTCGTTCGCGTCCTCGTAGTCATAGAGGGTTATGGTGGTGTCTTCGCGGTCGTCTATGGGGCAGTTCTGCCAAACTTTGACGTATGCGCGTTTCGTGAATTTCATGATTGCTCCTTTCCTGAAAATACGCCGGTTTGGTAGGCGTCACAGATCATCCGGACGAGTTCGTCTGCCTCTAGTTGGATAAATGGGTACGCGCTCGTATCGATTTCACGGCCAGCATCCTGTTTGGGATCCTCGGTTTGTTCCGATTCGGTGTTCTTCGATGAGGCCAATAATTCTAGGGCTTTATCGGAGACTTTGGCAGTTGATTCGATGATGTAATTCTTATCTTGCTTGTCAATGTCCAGAGTGTTTATGGCAAAGTGTATTGCGTAACGCAGTTGTTGGTCCGTTACTAGATAGCGGGTCGTGGTAATTCCTTTCAATCGGTGGTGACTTGGGTCAGTCCGTACATTTCTCCGGCATCGTTGAATTTGACGCGGAAAAAGTGCAGACCGTCCGGGTCGGTGGTATCAGTCCTGCTTATTTCGTGTCTTTCCAATGTTTTTCACGCCAGTCGGCTACAGCCTTGCGGTCTTCGTCTGTTAATCCCTCATGGCACTTGAACATGACAAGGCTGAGCGCGAACTCGTAGCCTTCGCTCTACTTGTCAGGCACGCCATGCTCATGGTTCTTGTCGAAGAGGTAACGGCAGTAATCATGCAGTTCGTTAATCGTTATTTCGCGTCCTCGCTTTGATTCGGCACCTCGGACGGCATGGAGCCGGAATAGCCGAGCATGGAACGACAGTGGTCGGCTGTCTTTTCGTATGCGTTGACTTGTCCCTTCACGACACCGTATGCGTCCATGTCATGCTGCCTTAGAAGAGTGCTCGCCAGTCTCAGGCCTTCCGCTACTGACTGTTCGCACCAGTCGATGATCTCGTTGAGCGTCTTGTCTTTCTCGGTGACGTTCACTGCCATTTAGAACACGTCCCATTCGTTGTCGGTCTGGTTGAGCGAGTTGGTCGGGCCGAACGTGTCGGTTCCCGGCCACTGGTTGCCGGTCTGCTGAGTTTGCTGAGTCTGCTGGTTCTTGGCTTTGAGCATGGCGAGGCTGATGGTCGCGTGTTCGATGATGAAGTCGGTGCGCGGCTGCCCTTGGTTGTCGGTGTCGGTCTTCCATTTGAGGACGCCTTCGACGCGGACAGGGGTGCCCTTGCGTAGCATGCGTTCGTAGGTTTCCGCAAGTCTCAGGTCATATTCGAAGATGGTTGCCCAAATGGTGTCGTGGTCTACCCACTGTTTTGTGGTCTTGTCCATGTGTCCGCCTGTGGCGGCGACTCGGATAAGCATGTAGGGGGTGCCGTTGCGGGTCTGTTTGCGTTCGGGGTCTGCCGCCAAGCGTGCGAGCGGTAGCGTGATTGTTGGGTCATTCATCGTCGATCGTTGCTCCTATGGGTAGTGGTGTGATGTCGGGGTTGAAGTAGTAGCGGTTGCCTACCTTGATGTATGGCAGTCGTTTCTCACGGCAGTATCTGCGGACGGTCTGGATGTTGAGGTGCCAGCGTTCCGCGTACTGCTCCGTCGTTGCGGTGTAGTCTTTAGCGTACATGATTTAAATATACATCAGATTCTTCTTGATTGCAAGTAGCATGTGCTAGCTATATAATATATATATGCGCACTGGAACCGGGCGCACCAACATTAAATAAGATAGAAACAGGAATAAAGTAAGCGCCTCCCCCGAGAGAATAGAAGAGAGGCGCTAACAGAAAGGTGGAAACGTGTCCGATACGAGTATAGCACAGAACTCGGGTTTTTCGATGTTGCCGAATTGGGCGGTGGATGATGACCGGTTGGGCGGCTACGACCTGCTGGTGTATATGGCGCTGATACGTCACGCCGACAACACCGGCGTCTGCTGGCCCAGCTTGGAGCGGCTGGCGAAGATCGCGCGTTGCTCACAGCCCACGGTATCCAAGAGCCTCAACGTGCTTGAACAATTGGGGTACATTCGACGGGTCAAGTCCGATGGCAGGGCCAACCGGTATCACGTCTCGCTGTGGAAGCCCACCCCAAAACAGGGTTATGACCATGCACCGACCCCAAAACCTGCTTTTGACCCCCCAAAACCTGCTTTTGACCTACCCCAAAACGAGGTTTTGACGAACAATACCCAAGAGAACAAAACCCAAGAACAATACTCGCGCGACAAAGAAAAAATAACAGTCGCCTGCCACTCATGGGACACCCTCAATGCACTCATGGACTTGTGGCCGAAGAAGTGCAGGGTGTCTAACGAATTCCTCATGTATTTCAATACGGCTTACGACGAGGTTGGTGCCAACACGCTCATGAGAGCGGCGAAGCGCTTCGTGAAATCCTGCGAGGGTACGCCATTGCAGTACGTGCGGACTCTGCCCATGTGGCTGGCCAACTCGGTTAATTGGAGATCGCAGAAGCAGGAGCAGCGGAGCGAAGCGAAGCTGTCGGATTGGATGGCCCATAGGCTTCCCGATTCCATGTCCGCCGATGTGGCGACGGTTCTGCGGGCGAGGCGTGCGTATTGGGGTGCCACTGGAGGTGTGGAGGCTTTGGAAATGGAATTCTTCCCAGACGAAGTTAAGAATGTGGGCAATTTGCAACAAGAACCAACAGTGTGATATAATATCTATATCACACATTGCATGGAAAGGATGCATATGAAGATCTACACAAACCGATACCACGACTTCACCCCGTCACAAGGCATACCGGTACGCATAACG